ATGTCGTGTGCCGGCAGTACGGGGTGAAGAGCATCGAGAAGGCGGATGGCGGATATGGGCGCGGTTACGTCCAGGCGCTGACCAACTGGCACGAGGTGACCGACGCCCTCCAGTATCTCCGCGAGCAGAAGGACATGATCGTCATCCTGCTGGCCCACGCCAAGGTCGAGAAGTTTCAGGATCCGGAGTCGGCCACCTACGATCGCTACTCGCCTCGGCTGAACAAGCATGCCAGCGCCCTGCTGACCGAATGGTCAGACGCCGTGCTGTTCGCCACGCGGAAGATTATTACCCGGACTGAAGATGCCGGTTTCGGGCGCGACCGGACTATCGCCGCGGCGCTGGGCAAGGACGGTGGCGAGCGGATCCTCCGCTGCATCGGCGGCCCCTCGTGCATCGCCAAGAACCGCTACGGTCTGCCGGCCGAGCTGCCGCTGGACTGGCCCGCCCTGATGGCGGGCATTGCGCAGAGTGAAACCAACAACCAACCCCTTCAAACTCAGGAGAACTGAACTTATGGCGACTCTCAACGACTTCGATGCCAACCAAGTGGAACCGACCACGCCGTTCGATCCGGTGCCGGCAGGCAAGTACCTGGCGGTGATCACCGAATCGCAGATGAAGCCGACCAAGGCACGCACCGGCGAGTTCCTCGAGCTGACCCTCCAGATCATTGACGGTCAGTACCAGGGCCGCAAGCTTTGGGCCCGGTTGAATCTGAACAACCCCAACGAGACGGCGGTCAAGATCGCCCGCGCCGAACTCTCGGCCATTTGTCGCGCCGTTGGCGTGCTGCAGCCCAAGGACAGCGTGGAGCTGCACAACCTGCCCATGGTGATCACCGTGAAGTCCAAGAAACGTACGGACACGGGCGACCTGACCAACGAAATCAAGGGCTTCGCAAAGCGCGAAGCGGCCCAGGGCGTACCGCAGCAGGCCGCGCCGAACGACACCACACCCCCGTGGAAGAGGTGAAAAACTGTGAGTGGCCGACGATCGAAACGCAAAGGTGCTGAGGGCGAGCGCGAATTGGCTCGGGAGATCTCCCGCCTGTTCGGCGTCGAGGCCTGTCGGGGCCGCCAATATCACGGCGGCTCCGACTCGCCCGACGTGCGGGCGGCCATCCCTGGTGTCCATTGGGAGAGCAAGCGGGCCGAACGCTTCAATGCGTACGACGCGCTTCAGCAAGCCCAGTCCGACGCCGGGGAGAGTGTGCCCGTGGTCGCGCATCGCCGCAACAGCCGGCCGTGGATCGTCTGCCTCTATCTCGACGACCTGCCCCGGCTGGCCGTCCCACTGTACCTGACTCTATCTGAGAACGCATAGGAGCCAAAACATGAAGATCTCTTTGCTTTGTATGGTCGCGATTGAAATCGACGATGACGTCGCGGTGGGCGCTGCGAGCGCGGCGGCACAGCCGGACCTCAGCGGATTGTGCAAATTGCCCACGTCCGTCGAGGAGGCCGTGGACGAACTGGCCGGGCAGCTGGTAGCCGAGGCGCGCCACGGCCGTGAAATGTTCCGTCCGCATCGGAATGGAGCGGCGGCATGAAACTGACCTGCGAAACTGGCCTCTCGGAGTCTGGCTTGCACATTTTGTGCAAGTCAGATTCTCTCACCATCACAAGATGCGCCAGTCGCCGTGACAGGGGAACGGAGGCGTTTTCGGAGAGATTCGAAGTTCCCCACTTGTCAAAATCTGACAAGTCGCGGTCCTTAACCGTCATCTTGAATGGGTCGGTGCCGGCCAAACACACTGCGGAAGGGCTGACTGTAAGAATTTTACAGTCGCCGGCTCCCCACGTTTTAGAAATGCTGACTCTAAGAATTTTAGAGTCGCCGGTCCGCACCCGCCGCAAGACCGGGGCTGGATACCGCCAGCAATACGACCGTGACTTGTTAAAAACTAACAAGTCGATCCCGCCTGCCACCCATGTTGGTTGCACCATCCACACCGCCAAGGCTGGAGATCATCACCGAAGGCAGCAGCCCACTACGGAAATTCCGCAGTCGGATGAGCCCACTACGGAAAATCCGCAGTCAGGTGGGCTGACTGGGGAAATTCCCCAGTCAAATGGCAATACTTCGCCCAGCATATCGGGGGACGGCCACGAGAAGACGGTTAGGAAGTATCGGCGTGAAATGAGTGCATCTTCGGAAATTCCGAAGATGCGCACCCGCGCCGTCATAACCCCCGCCTTCAGGCAAGCCCCGGCGCCGGATCTTCTGGAATTGACGACGAATCAAAAGGACTAACCACGTTGCAGCTGAGACCATATCAACAAGCCGCGGTGGATGCGGTCTACCAATACCTTCGCACACACGATGATAACCCGTGTGTGGTGCTGCCAACAGGGTGCCACGCGGCAGGCCATCCCATCCTTATGTTCGACGGGACTCTCAAACCTGTCGAAAACGTCCGAGTTGGCGATCAGATAATGGGACCGGATTCCCAACCACGGAACGTGTTAGCTCTCTGTCGCGGTGAGGATGACCTCTACCGAATCACCCCGCGCAAGGGTGAAGCGTTTACGGTCAACGGCGATCACATCTTATCCCTGGTCTGCACGACGGAGGGAAAGCGCTTTCCAAGCGCCAAACGAGGTGGTGAAATCGACAATATCTCCGTGCGCGACTATCTCGGCAAGTCCAAATACTGGCAGCATCTTCGAAAACTCTACCGCGTTGCGGTCGAGTACTCCCTTCCGAGAGATCTACCGATACCGCCGTACATCCTGGGGTTGATTCTCGGAGATGGCTCCCTTAGGACAGCGGTCCAACTGACGACGGCCGACGACGAAATCGCAGAAGCCTGGCATGACTATGCCGACCTGGTTTCCTGCGATATCACCGCCAAGGACCATGGTGGCCGTTGTCCAACGTACACTCTCCGGCGTTCTTCAGGCAAGCGTAATCATGTTCTCAATTCTCTTGAAGCCCTGGGGTTAATGGGCTGCGGTTCAGCCCGGAAGTTCATTCCTCACCCGTACCTGACGGCCAGTCGGGAACAACGACTTCAACTGCTGGCAGGCCTGATGGATTCTGATGGCCATTTGCATCGGACTGGATTCGACTACATCACGAAATCGAAGGAACTCGCGTCGGATGTTGTTATCCTGGCTCGCAGCCTCGGCTTTGCTGTGTACTGCAGGGAGAAGTACTGCAGTTGTCAGACAGGAGCCGGCGGCTGGTTCTTTCGCGTCGGCATTTCCGGTAACGGCCAAGATATTCCCTGCCGACTTCCTCGCAAACAGTCGCCTCCGCGGAAACAGAAGAAGTCTGTCTTGAGGGAGGGCTTTCGGGTCAAGGCCTGCGGTCGCGGTGCCTATTACGGGTTCTTGCTCGACGGTGATCACTTGTATGTTGATGGTCACTTCATGGTCCATCACAACAGCGGCAAGACACCCCTGTTGGCCACGATCTGCAAAGATGCAGTGACCAAGTGGGGCGGTCGCGTTCTCGTGCTGGCCCACGTGAAGGAACTGTTGGAGCAGGCCGCCGACAAGCTCCGGGCGATTTGCCCGGAGGTGGACTTCGGCATCTACTCGGCCGGATTGAACCGGCGCGACACTGATCATTCAGTGATCGTCGCCGGGATCCAGTCCGTCTACAAGCGGGCCTGCGAGTTGGATGCCTTCGATCTGATCATCGCAGATGAATGTCACTGCTTACCCCCTGATGGAGAAGGACGTTATCGACAGTTCCTGGCGGAAGCCAAAGTGGTCAATCCCAACGTGCGGCTGATCGGGATGACGGCCACGCCGTACCGCATGAAGACGGGGATGCTGTGCGGTCCCGACAATCTGCTCAACGCTGTCTGCTACGAGATCGGTGTGAAGGAGCTGATTCGCGACGGCTACCTCAGTCCTCTGATCACCAAGGCCGGGCTGAAGAAGGTCGACACGTCCGATCTCCACATACGCGGTGGCGAGTTCGTCGCCGGCGAAGTGGAAGAGCTGATGGACCAGGACGAACTGGTCGAGGCGGCCTGCCGGGAGATCATCTACTATACGAAGGATCGCCAAGCCTGCCTGATCTTTGCCGCCGGCGTGGCGCACGCCAAACACATCCAGACGGTACTGCAAGAGAAACACGGTGTGGATTGCGGCCTGGTCACCGGTGAGACTCCGACCGGCCAGCGGGATGAGTTGTTGGCCCGCTTTCGCGGCGAGAAGATTCCCGAGAACCTGTTCGGCGACAGCCGGCCCCCTCTAAAGTTTCTGGCCAATGTTAATGTCTTATGCGTCGGCTACGATTCGCCCCGAATCGACTGCGTGGCATTGCTACGCCCGACGGCCTCGCCGGGACTCTACTATCAGTGTTGCGGCCGCGGGTTCCGATTGCATCCGGGCAAACAGAACTGCCTGGTGCTCGACTACGGCGGCAACATCCTCCGCCACGGTCCGGTCGATGCGATCGAGATCTCCCGACGCGTCGGCGGTTCGGGCGAGGCGCCCGCCAAGGAATGTCCCGAATGCCACAGCGTGTTGCATACGGCCTATTCCATCTGCCCGGACTGTGGTTACGAATTCCCGCCGCCCGATCGGCCGAGGCACGACGCAGAGGCCTCCAGTGAAGGCATTCTCTCCGGCCAGGTGGTCGACACGCAGTACGACGTCCAAGACATCCAGTATTCGGTCCACACCAAG